ACACGTTATGGCCTGGTTGCTAACCCTTATGCTCAAGGTAATCTGAGCTCCCAGGGTCTTGGTGCTCTCACTTCTAATACTAACAAGTATTATCGTCGTGTGAGAATCGAAAACCTGATGTGATTCATCGTATCACAAAGTGGTATGTTTTTCAAGGGAGCCTTCGGGTTCCCTTTTTTGTTGCCAATAAATAACTAAAGGTAACCGAAGAAGAACAGCGTCAGGTTACCAATGAGGGAGTTGTCGTTTTTGCTGTTTCCGACAACTGGTAACAGATGGGCGTCGCGGCGGTGGCGTCCCTCCCTTCATATAAAGATGAAAGTGTGATATACTAAATACTACGGATGAAACGGCTCAATTACTCCCGCCAGTCCGATTACATACTTTATAACGTACTATTATGGATTTCACTAGAGCGGAGCGCCTGAATGGCCTCCTAGCAATGTTGGGAATTGTGGCTGCTGTTGGGGCTTATGCTGTAACCGGTCAGATTATTCCTGGTATCTTCTAATAACTTTGGGGAGGGTAACACCTCCCCTTTTTTTATGTTATAATACACACAGCATAGGACAAACCAATGTTCCAATCAGCTTTAACTTGTCGAGAATATCAAAAGTTTATCACAATAGCTAAAGAGTCAAGACAGAAAGCAATCGAGATGCTGGTTAAGTACACATATACGGACCAAATGGTCTTGCATGATTTACTTGAAGCAGTTGAGAGCGATTCACTACCACCAAACCTTACTTGGAATGAGATGGAGTGTAGGATTCAAGATGATATAATTAAGGGAAAATATAAAACTAAATAATATCATATCGTCGCCGATGGAGCGCAATGGCAAAATCCATTGTTGCTCCTTTTTTTCTATGAATAGAGCATCCCAATGTCTGAATCAGATGGTTATGGATGAGTGGAGAATTCTTTATCCTAGAGAGAATAGTAATGCTCAATGAGTGATTATGAAAAAGAAACTTCCACCCCCAGAACACTATAATATTTGTAAGAAGTGCAATAAGATTTACACATCTTATATTGGCTCACTGGCTCATGCCCACGGCGGTTGTGAAACAGCTAGGGATGCTCGTGAGATTTATGATTTTGATAAATGATGGATAACGAAATCGTCTGGTACCAATACAAAGACTACGAAAAGTTTTACATTAGAGAGTCAAAATATGGACTCTTTATTTCTTGTACTGAAAGTGGAGAAGAATTAATTACCGCACTAACTCATGATGTATGTTTAAGGATGACTGGATTTCATCAGTGGACAAAGTCTCCAGAATATGATGGTAGTGCTACTGTTGTTAGTCGAAGTGCTACTGTTGAGGGTAAGTTATAAATAGATAAAAGAGTAAAATAGAATGACACTCCAATCAAATAATAATTCTTTACCACCAGAGGTAAAGAAGTTGTCTCTGGAGAATAGAAACTTCCTCTCCCCTATAGGATTTAGATTTGTAATCAGTCGCCTTAGGGGGGTGGATTTCTTTTGTCAATCTGCAAACATTCCCGCAGTTTCGATGTCTTATGTCGATCAGGGTACGCTTTTCAACAAAGTGCCACAACCTGGAGATGAGTTGACATATGAGAATTTGAATATTCGATTTCTTGTGGATGAGAATATGAAGAATTGGTATCAAGTACACGATTGGATTCGAGAGATTACCACTCCATATTCGAGCAAAGAATTCAAGTATAATAGAGGTGAGATTTCTTCTCAGAATACGCCACCTCCGAGAGGAGAGACTGGAGAATGGAGTAACCAGTGGAGATGTGATTGCTCTTTGTTTATTCTATCCAGTAACTACAGACCTGTGGCAGAGTTTGTGTTTAGAGATGCTTTCCCTTTATCCTTATCAACACTAACCTTCGATTCTTCTGTATCTGATATTCAGTATTTCAACGCTGAGTGTGTATTCAAATATAATTATTACGATTACTACATCTATGATGCGGCACATGCCACAGATTCCACAATGGAACCCACATACAGAAGATCCGCAGAGGGTGTTGAATTATCTTGATATTTGTGATATCATTTATGAAATGACATAGTTGTATGGACTTAGAATATATCTTAGAGATGTGGGAGAAGGATAGTCAGATTGATGACGTCCTCCTCGATGATGCATCTAAAAAGATTCCAAACATTCATGCAAAATATCTGACATTGTATAGTGAGTTTAATCTTCTCAGTAAGAAGAAAGTATTAGAATTGAAGAAGGCAACACACTTCAAATGGTTGTATTATTCTGGTAAAGCAAAACCAGAAGATTATGAAGATAAACCATTCCCACATAAAGTTATGAAAGCAGATGTGTGGAATTGGGTAAATGTAGATGATGACATTCAGAAGATTCAAGCACAGATAGATTACTATGACACAATTCTAAATACATTATCTGACATCTTGAAACAAATTCATCAGATGTCAATTGCTTAGACTTATGTACGAATTGAGACTTGGTAATTTGGATGGTGAGAATGAAGAGAAAATGCTTCGATATAAGGAAGCAGAGGAAAGAATAGTGGAAATAAATCGCATTCTTCAAGCAATTCGATTGGGGTATTACAGATTATGATTTACAAAATCATTTTGAAGAATGGTGCTGAATATGTGCTTGAGGATTATCAGCACGTGAAGTATTATTGGTATCAGTGGAGAAAGCATGCTGATAGAGTGGAGGTTATAGATCCACCTAAACCTCAGAAAAGGAAGGCGCCAGAAGGTTTCTAAATAGGTATAGCGGTATGTTATGATGTGCCTAAACTTTTCAATGTTAGTAAACTGAATAATATTTTTGATATCGATGGAAATGATTGGATAGAAATAGAAGAAGATATCGAAGTTTGTTCTTCTTTCTCTCCTCCAAATGACTTTGGGGGTGAAGATTGTTTCTGGAATGTGGCAACACCAGAGATGATTGCCAAAAGGAATTCTAAAATTTCAGAAACGTATAACTCTATGAGTGAAGATGCTTGGCGCCAGTTGATATCTCATAGACTTAGTAGGAGTAAGCAAGCACAAAGCATAACCTTAGATGCTATCACATTTCAGTCTAAAAATCAAGCAGCGAGGTATGCGATGAAGACTTATGGTGTAAGTAGGAACACCGCCATAAGATACATCGACGAGGGTAGAGATTTCAATAATAAGAAACAGAAGAATTATAATTACGGCGGAAACTACACAGGGTGTAAGTATGACTAGAGTTTCCATTAGAAAGAAAAATGAGTGTGAAGTGGTAGTGGATGCGGATCCACATGTACATATGGAATTGGCAGAAGCATTTTCGTTCGAAGTAGAAGGTGCTTCATTTTCTCCTGCTTACAGGAAGAAGTACTGGGATGGACTTATAAGAATATATTCCACACATACTCATTGCTTGCCTTCTGGTTTGGTATATCGTCTCTGTAAGTGGTTGGATAAGCACGACTATGAGTGGGAGTTTGAAGACAATCCATACTATGGAGTTCCGTATGAGAGTGATGAGAGAGTATTCTATGAGGGTGTAGAACTCTTTATGAATAAGATATCTAAGGAAGATATCAAACCCAGAGAATACCAGATTGAGACTGTATTTCACGCATTGAAAGAATACAGAAAGACAATCGTGTCTCCCACTGGTTCTGGTAAATCTCTGATGATTTACGCCATCGCTCGATACCTAAAATCCATAGGAAAGAGAGTGCTGATTGTTGTGCCATCCAAAGGATTGGTGGAGCAGATGACGAAGGACTTTGCTGATTATGGGTGGGATGTAGATGAGAATGTTCACAAGATTTATCAAGGGCATTCTCTGGATACTCGAGCACCAGTCACTATTTCTACGTGGCAATCCATCTATGGATTGGATAAGGGTTGGTTTCGTCAGTTTGATGGTGTGATTGGTGATGAGTGTCACAACTTCAAAGCGAAGTGTCTCAGTGGAATTATGAGGAAGATGCCGGATGCGAAGTGGAGATATGGATTCACTGGTACTCTGGATGGTAAAAACGTTCACAAATTGATTTTGGAGGGGCAGTTTGGTCCTGTATTCCAAACAACTTCTTCTTCTGATTTGATGGATAAGGGTTTCCTTGCGAGATTGAATGTGGAAGTGATTACACTGAAGCACGAATCGCAGAAGTTTGATACTTATAATGATGAGATTGAGTTTATTGGTTTACATGAAGGTAGAAATCGATTCATCTCTAACCTCGCAAGAGATTTGAAAGGTAATGTGTTGGTGTTATTTGCTCGTGTGGAGAAGCACGGAATTCCGTTATATGATATGACACTGGAGAGAACTGACAGACCTGTTCATCTCATCTATGGAGATACTAAAGTTGATGTGAGGGAGGAGATTCGTGCCATCGCTGAGAAGAGTGATGATAATATTATCTTTGGTAGTTATCTACGGGTGTGAATATAAAGAACCTACATCATGTTGTGTTTGCTTCTCCTTCTAAATCTCGCATTCGTGTACTACAAAGTTTAGGTAGAGGTTTGCGAAAAGCAAAAGGAAAGGATAGTGTTATGTTATATGATATTGCTGATGATTTTCGCAAACCAAATGGAAGAGAAAACTATACTTTACGGCATCTAGTAGATAGGATAAAATACTATGTGGAGGAAAACTTTCATTATCGCATCACTGAGATTACATTAGGAAGTGGAGTAGGTAAACTTTATGAATGATTTTTATGTTTATGTTTTCTTGCGGGAAGATAGATATTCTCCATATTATATTGGCAAAGGAAAAGGAAAGAGATGTTGGGCGAAAGATAAAACTCGCAGTGGTGTAGTACCGCCAACTGATAAAAGTAGGGTAGTGAAGGTAAAAGAAAACCTCACAGAAGAAGAGGCGTTTGGTTTAGAAAAGAAACTCATATTATTTTGGGGTAGAAAAATAGATGGAGGTGTGCTATACAACAGAAGCGAAGGTGGTGCTGGTGGAAACAATATGATACATCCTCCTACAGAGAAGCATAAAATGAAAACATCCATTTCTATGAAGAAGGCGTATGAAAGAAGAACTAAGAAATGGAGGTTAGAGAAGGCGAGAAAGGCAGCAGAAACCAAACATAAAAAAGATGGATATTGGGATGAATATTCTAAACTTCCAATATGGGATAAGATGGTGGATATGAAAGGTACATCTATTGTTATTAGAAATATAGATACTAATGAAACCTTCACCTATCGTTCGTATAAAGAAGCAGAAAGAGATGGTTGGAGTAGAAAAATGATATATCTAAAGGTGCGTAGTGGGGAGATATGGAAGGTTAGAGGTGCGCGAAAAGGAAGATACATCTGCCATAATAAATAATAGAAATACACATAAAGGTATTTTATGAAAACACCCTTTCACGCAACACTAAAGTTGGTGACGGGTGAGGAAGTACTCGCTGAAGTTATGGTGAATGAAGAATTGGGTGAAACATTTCTCGTTCTTCATAATCCAATTACAGTGAATGAG